ATCAGGACGTCGTTTCGGCGTTGATCATCAACGAATACCGGGAGCAGGGCGGGACCGCCATCAACTTTCCGGAAGACATCAGCCGGGCGCGCCAGAAACTGTTTCGCTTCCTGGATAACCGCTTCGACTCCGAGCAGTACCGCGAGAACGTGCGCCAGCTGACGCCCGCAATCATGGCGGTCCTGCCGGTTGAGTATCGCACTCGCCTGATCGGCGCCGATTGCAAAATGTCTCGCCTGGCTGAAGCCGAGAAAGAACTCGCAGAGGCTAAACAGGCCGTGCTGCTGGACGCTCCAGAACATCAGAAGCTGAAAGAGGTAAGTGAGGGTATAGCGTCGCTGTTTCGCCTTATGCCTGAGCAGGTAGGCCCGCTGATGACGATGGTCACTTCGATGCTGGGGGTTATGTGAGAGCTACAGAAATGGCGAAAGCCGGTCTGCGCGAACAGAACCGACTTTCTGGTGCAACAAACGTCAGTCAATTGCGAGGTCATTATGACAAACGCTAATCCAAAACGCCAGGCACAGGAGGTTTAACTGTGTCGAACGTCGCTTACGCAAATTTCGCGGCGCATTCCGCCGCCAGGAGCAACCGGATGGAGAACCAGAAAACCGGATTCATCCCGTTGTACCGGAGTGTTCTTAAGCAAACCTGGTCGAAGGACGTCTTCCTGCGCACGCTGTGGGAAAACCTGCTGCTGTGTGCTGCTCGCCAGCCATACACGGCAAACTTCAAGGGGCGCCAATGGCCGCTACAAACCGGACAACTGGTAACAACTTCGGCCGATCTCGGGCTGAACTTATGCGACAGGGAAGGGAAGACATGCAGTCGCCACGCCGTCGACAGGATGCTTGATGTTTTCGAGCGTGAAGGAATGATTTCCCGCTCGGGAGAGAAGCGAAAAGGCTCTGTGATAACCATCATAAATTACGCTGAATATGCTCAAAAAATGAACGATCTGCCCGAGCGTTTCACCGCGCATATCTCCGCGCTTAATGCCGAGCATGGCGGAGCCAGTAATGGTGCGGCTTCGGAAGGTAATGCCGCGCATTACGACGAGCATCTGCCCGAGCGTTTCACCGAGAATCATGAACAACAATGTAATAACAACAATAAAAACATTAAAAGATCTTCGTCCGAGAATTCTGAAGAATCCTCTGACGCACGACTGAAGAAATTTTTATCAGCTCATCCAGAAGCTGCGGTTTACACCCCATCCGGTGCGAAGTGGGGATCGGCTGAAGACCTCAAAACTGCCCAATGGATTTCTACCAGGGTGAAGTTGATTAACCCAACCTGCAAAGCCCCGGACATGACCTCCTGGTCTAACACCGTTCGCCTGATGCGCCAGATAGACAACCGGTCGCACCAGGACATCTGCGCGCTGTACGACTGGGCAAGTAAACACCACTTCTGGCAGACCAACATCCTGAGCCCTGAAAGCCTGCGTAAGCAGTGGGACAAGCTGACGATGCAGCGCAACGCAGGAGGTGAGCCGCGTGCCGCCAAGCAGGATCTGGACTTCAACAACACTGACTGGGCCTATGGGGTGATCCGATGAAATCTCTTGCAGAGCAGATGCGTAACCACGACCGCGAGCAGATGAGCCGTATAGCCCATAACCTGCCAGAGCAGTACCAGGAGCGCGCGCCGGTCGAGCAGGTGGCGCAGGTATTCAACAAGCTGTTCAACGAGCTGCGCGCCGCGTTCCCGGCAAGCATGGCAAATTTCCGCACCCAGGACGACCTAAACGAATTCCGCCGCCAATGGCTGCTGGCGTTTCAGGAGAACGGGATCCACTCAATGGCTCAGGTCGACGCCGGCATGCGTATTGCCCGCCGCCAGGAGCGCCCATTCCTGCCGTCGCCGGGCCAGTTCGTCGCCTGGTGCAAGCAGAGCGGCGGCGCGCTGGGCGTCAACGTTGACCAGGTGATCGCCGAATACTGGGACTGGCGTAACCGTTCGTTCGAGTTCACCTCCAGTGAGCAATTCCCTTGGTCTCAGCCGGTCATGTACCACATCTGCGTGGAACTGCGCCACCGCAGCACAGAGCGCCAGTTAACGCATGGTGAGCTGGTACGCGAGGCGGCAGATCTGCTGGATATGTGGGAGAAGCGCGTCACCGAGGGCAAGCCAGTGCCGCCGGTACGCCGGGCGATTGCAGCACCGGCAGCCGAGCACGGGCCGACTCCTATCCAGTTGCTTCAGGCCAAGTACAACCGCAACAAATCTAACGGGATGGTGTGAGATGAAAGGCAAACAGGCAATTCTGCGTTATCTCGAAACGCACCGGACCTTCACAGCGAAGGATGTGGCCGCCGAGTGCGGCATGACTATCAACTGCATCACGAAGAACGCTATCGATCTGGAGCGGGCCCGCAAGATTGTCCGGGTGAGCAAGGTCTGGCGAACGGTAACTTATCGCCTGGCTACGCCGGAAGAGCAGGGCGGAACAGCACGCAACTGCACCAACGGAATATTTCAGGAGCGCCGCAACAGTCCGGCGATGAGAAGGGTATTGATGGTTTGGGGGAGGGTAGTGGTATGAAAATTTACATCGCAGGGCCTATGACCGGTTACGACGATTTCAACCGTCCGATGTTTAATGCGGTCGCTCAGCAGATGTCATCTGGCGGTCATGTGGCGCTGAATCCAGCCACTCTCCCGGATGGTTTATCTCAGCGGGAATACATGGACATCTGTCTGGCAATGCTTCGCTGTGCTGATGCTATTCACATGCTCCATGGGTGGGCCTCATCGGAAGGTGCTGTCGCTGAGCATGCCATGGCTAAAAAGCTGGGAATTAAAATTTCTTACCAATTTGAAGGAGCTGCACAATGAGCACTCAAATCAAACCTTGCCCGTTCTGCGGCTGCAAAGACGTAGAGGCATTCGCGCAGTACGAAGAGGATTGCCCTTACCAGTCGGCAATTGTTCGTTGCCATTCTTGCGACGCGCAGTCTGCTCAGATGGTTGGCGCTAATAAAATCAACATGGCTATAGCTGCATGGAATAAACGTGTCGGGGAGGCCGCCCAATGAGCGACATCGACAAACGTCCTTACCGCGCTGACGGTGGTGACATTGGTGCCGGCCGCCTCAAAGAGATAGGGGACAACGTATACGGTGACGAAGAGAAGTGCTGGCTGGCGAAACGCGTCCTAACGCTGCTGGATGAGCTGGAAGCCAAAGACCGCCGCATCGAAGAAGAGATTGGCCGGGCTAACCGCGAGCACCATCGTGGTTTCATGATGGCGTGCGGGCATCTTAAAGAGCATTCAAACGTTCATTACGCCGATGCGGCCGAGATGGAGATAGCAGCCCTCCGCAAGCGCATCAATGAGCTGGAATCAGCCGCAGCCGGTAAAGGAGAGTGAGCATGGCTTTTGTATCGATCATAACCGGAGGCAGAGGACGCAAGCGTGACACTGCAGGAATATCCGTCAAATATTCAAAATCAGGCTCTGTGCAGTGCTATGTCGGTGTTGATGTCAGGGAGTGTAGTCGCTTTATTTTCGTTGAGCTGGATGAAGAAACCAGACAGATCAGAGTAAAGCCAACGCCAGATGAGACGGGAGCAAAGATGTCTGGGACTAGCGGGGGCACGTTCTCTGTAACTAAAAAGCTTGGTGATGCGGTTATACCTGCTGGGCACAAAAAAACCTTCATCGAGCTGGAAAGGAATGTCGATGGTTGGTGGTACGGAAAATATCAAGAAGGAGCAGCATCATGAGCACTATTACCAAAGAATGGCTGCAGCAGACAATTGCCGACATGGAAGAGCACCGTGACCTGTTCCCTGGCGATCTGGATGATAACCACGAAAATGTGCTCGCTGCGCTGCATATCGCGCTGGCATCGCTCGAAGCGGAGGCTGTGGCCTATATGCACCGCAGTGGTCAGGTCGTGACGCGCGAGGAGTGCTGTGACGATAAGACGTTTGCTATCTGCTGCAAGGTCGAAATGCCGCTCTACACCGCCCCTCCAGCGCCGGTATCTGTGCCTGATGAGATGACACCAAAACAAGCATCACGCGCATATTGCGGAGAAGTTCGCGGATACCGAGATGGCTGGAACGCCTGCCGCGCCGCCATGCTTCAGGGTGCCGAACCTGTAACGACTGCTTACAAGTTGCCAGAGGGTTGGGTGGCGGTGCCGGTTGAGCCGACTGCGGAAATGCAATCAGCTGCAGCGGGTGCTATCCGGTTCGATACTACGCCTATCAATAAGCTATGGACTGGCAATGCGGTGTACAAGGCCATGATTGCAGCAGCACCGCGGCAGGAGGTGAAGTGATGGGCGAACTCAAAAACTTCAGCGCAACGGACTGGTTATTTTTCGCAACGATGATTCTCGCCTGGCTACATCTTGCAGTTAAAACGTATAGCTGGGTCATAAGCATACTGATTCGCCGCGGTTGGAGATTGTGGAATCGCAAGGACGAGAAAACCCTGGCTATGGACTCGTTTTATGAGGCGTTCAGGCTGGCAGAAATCGAGCCTGGTCAGAGAGTGGTTATCACCACCGAAAGCGGTATGCAGATCCACATTCTCCGGCCAAAAGGTGACCGTCATGCCTAACCCATTCGACGCAGTAGAGCTTTGAGAAAAATAGCAAACTATTGTAACTCGTTGATATATACACATTATTTACAATTTAACTGCTTCATTTCTTCTTGATTGGTGGTACATTCATTTGGCGATGTAAAACCAACAGGAGGCGTTATGAGTATCGATCAACTTTGCATGAAACAAGAGTGCTGGGCACTGGAAATGCTCGGTAGGGTTGGCGCTTTAACGCAGTGCCCCCATCATGAGGGCGCTTATGTTGATGAGGGCATAGATGAGGCTAACATCTATAAATACGCAGCTGGAGCTTATAAAAAAAGCAATGGTGGTCATCCATTTGAAAATTTTAAAGAGATGACTGATGCCGTTAAAGGCGCATACGAAGAGCACGGTGGAAATGATGTTTGCCCGCTGTGCTTTAAGCGCGTGGACGACTAACTCATTGGCCTCTCCGGAGGCCTTTCTCTTACGTTGATTTTGTTGAATCAACCGTCCATAATCATGTCATCGGAGCCTGAACAACTCCGGTGACTTCTGCGCATTTAAGGGGACTTAAATGCGACCACAATCTGAACTCCTCACCTTGTCACAGATGCAGAAATGCACCTGCGATTTTCTGCATTCTGCGGTTTCCGTTAAGGAGGCCGCATGACTCTGCCAGTAGACGGCATCAAACTCCATCGCGGTAACTTCGCGGCCATCGGCCAGCAGATTCAGCCATTGCTGGATGCCGGGCAATGCTTCCGCCTTCAGGTTAAGCCATGGCGCGAGAAGCGCAGCCTGTCGCAGAACGCGCTCAGCCACATGTGGTACACGGAAATCAGCGAATACCTCATCGCCCGCGGCAAGACATTCGCTACGCCTGAGTGGGTCAAAGACGCGATGAAGCACACCTATCTCGGCTACGAAAGTAAAGACAGGGTAGACGTCGTTTCCGGTGAGGTTACCACCGTGCAATCCCTGCGCCATACGTCAGAGCTGGAAACCGGCGAGATGTACATCTTCCTGTGCAAAGTCGAAGCCTGGGCGATGAACATCGGCTGCCACCTGACCATCCCGCAGAGCTGCGAGTACCAGCAGCTGCGCGATAAGCAGGAGGACTGATGTCAACTCCACTTTTCCGCGTCATCACCAACGAAATCTTCCGCGTTCCGGCGCGCCGCCAGCGCAAGCCCGCGGTTAAGCCGTCCGACATCCCGACCCTGAAAGACTATACCGCCCGCCTGGTGGATCAGAAATGGCTGCGTCTCGCGGCACGGAGGTCGCATGGCTAAGTTACCGCGCCGAAAGTGCGCCCATAAAGCTTGTCGCCAGTGGTTCCACCCGTTCCGCGAAGGGCAGGTGGTCTGCTCATTCGAGTGCGCCAGCGCGATCGGCAAAGAACAGACCGCAAAAGCCCGTGAAGCCGCTAAGCAGAAGGAAGCGCAGCGTCAGCGCACCGAAGAGAAGGCAGGACGCCAGCGTCGCAAGGCCAAGCGCGAGTCATTTAAGACTAAAGCCCAGTGGGACAAAGAGGCTCAATCGGCCTTCAACCGCTACATCCGGATCCGGGACGAGGGGAAAGAATGCGTCAGCTGCGGAAATCCACTCCTCGGCAAAAGCAATTACCTGACTGGCAGCGCCATTGATGCCAGCCATTACCGTTCGCGCGGCGCTGCATCACACCTCAAATTCAACGTGTTTAACGTCCACTCAGCCTGCACCCGGTGCAATCGTCAATTGAGCGGTAATGCCGTCGAGTATCGCATTCGGCTGATTGAGCGTATTGGCCGGGAGCATGTAGAGCGCCTTGAATCTGATAACGAGCCGCGCCGGTTCGATATCCCATACCTGCAGCGCATCAAATCCGTTTTCACACGTAAAGCCCGAGCGCTGGAAAAACGCCGGGCCCGCCGACAGGAGGTCGCATGAATCACAACGACTTCCTGCGATACCAGGCTGAAAGCGTCAACCGCGCCAACCTACCGCCAGTAGCAAAGCACAGCCAGACCAAAACCAATCAGCCACATAAGGAAGCCGCATGAACAGTCAGCAACTGGAATACGTACGTCAGCAGCTCATTGTGGCGACCGCAGATTTGAGCGGGGCGACGAAAGGGCAGCTGGTAGCTTTCGCTGAGAACGCGCAATTCACCGCGACGGCTCGCAGTCGGGGACGGAAGAAAATCACCGACCCGGTCACCGGCCGGAAAGTTAACCCTGATGGCCCGGCGATGAGCGGCAGCCAGTCGCGCGCTAAGGGCTCATCCATAGCACTGGTGGGGCCGGTTGAGTTCGTGACCGCATCGTGGCGCCGAGCCGTGCTGTCGCTGGAAGACCATCAGAAAGCATGGCTGCTGTGGAACTACAGCGAGAATACGCGCTTCGAGCACCAGGTGGCGATAACCCAGTGGGCGTGGGCCGAGTTCCGAGAGCAGATCGGAGCGAAGAAAGTGGCAGGCAAGACGATGGAACGCCTCAAGAAGCTTATCTGGCTGGCGGCGCAGGACGTCAAAGCGGAGCTGGCGGGTAAGGATGTGTATCAGCACCAGGACCTGGCGGCTCTGTGCGGCGTTAAGCCTGATAACTGGTGCCATAACTACGCCGACTACTGGCGGGCCATGTGTACCATCTTTAAGCGGCTTGATGGCGATTCTCTTCTCTGCACTGTGAGAACACGATCACAACAAAAGTCGACTTTTTCGCAGCAGGGTATTGCAAAAGTCAATTAAATAAGCCATATTTGAGTCTACTTTGATATGCTGCCTAAATTACATCGGCGGCATGAAGATGATAGTCACTATCCAGTTTGTAAAATGAGCCCTGGCATCCCGCCGGGGCTTTTTCGTTTCTGCACAACAGGAAAGAGCATTGAACAAGGCGAAATCCGGAAGACGCGACTAATGCCATCCGGGCGTCCAGTGCTCTATCCGTTGTGGTGTAACTCAATTCCCGCTTGCGGGTTGAATGGGTAGAGTAACGCATCAACTGGATCACTCCAGCGGGTTAGGCATGATGCTGATGCCGGTCCCGAGTATCGGTTCGAGTCCGATCGCCACATACTAAACCCAGCCAGGGTATTTACGGCCAGAGAGCCGACATTGCCTTACCCTCATCTTCCCGGCCTGTCGCCGGGTTTTTTATTCAGGCCGCAGACAATCAATTCCAGATGCCACGTAGCTATCGTGTCTGACGGCCTTTTCCCAACTACCACACAGCACCCCGGACCCGGAGGTGTGGAATGCAACGTATGAACCCAACAAATGGACACGATCTGCCGTACTGGTGGTCGGCGGCCTTGGGCCTGTTCTCTTTGCTTAGCCTGCAGGATTACGTGTTTATTATCGGCGCGCTGGTATCAGCGTTCTTCACGATAAAAACCTATTACGCAAAACGGAAAGAAGAGCGTGAGCGTATGGCTGAGGAAAGGAAACGAACCCAGCTGCTGGAAAACTACTTATCTGATGTAGGTAAAAAACCTCACTCCGATCGTCCGGCTACCGCCGAGGTGGTTACGGAGGCAATGCGGAGAATTTCCGGTGGCACAGTTGAGACTGAGTAAGAAAAGCGGCGCGGCGGGCATTGTCTGCTCCGTAGGAACGATCATCGCCATTGTCATGAATGCGGGCCATGTCAGGACTAACGAGCGCGGGCTGGAGTTAATCGGCAACGCTGAATCTTGCCGACGCGATCCGTATGTGTGCCCGGCAGGTGTGCTGACTGACGGTATGGGTAATACGCACGGCGTGAAGCTCGGCACCGTTAAGTCCGACCAGCAGATCGCAGCCGAGTGGGAGCGCAACATCCTTGATGCTGAGTCCTGCGTTAATCGGTACGCCAATGGCAAAAATCTCAGCGACGATACCTTTTCTGCAGTAACGTCAATTACCTTTAACGTCGGATGCCCAACGATGAAGCAGTCGACAATGTTTGCATTATTTCGCGAGAATAAATCGGCGTGGACATCAGCCTGTAATCAGTTCCCTCGCTGGGTGTATGCAGGGAAGACTATTCTTCTAGGTCTTGTTAAACGGCGCGACGCAGAGAAACAGCTCTGCTTGGATGGTCTGAAATGATCACACTTGCCGATATCAAAGCCTCATGGCGCCTGATACTGCTTGTCGCCGTCATTTCGGTAGTCGCCGTGCTGTGTGTCCTGTTGGCAAACAGCCGCTCTGACGTTGCTACGCTGAAGAGTGATAACGACGTTCTGCGCAGTGACAACACCTTGCAGGGGACGGTTATTGCTGCTCAGGCTTTCAACTTCAACCGGTTTAACCAGGTGGCCGAGAACGCCAGCCGACTTAACTCTCTGATTGATGCCAGCTCTGATAAAACTGTTATCGAGTACCGGGAGATTCTCCGCCGTGAAAAAACCTGTGATCTGCCTGTTCCTGCTGATGTCGCTGGTGGGCTGCTCAGCTACGCGAACAGTTTACGTGCCAGCGCAATGCACACCGATTCCGGGGACGCTGACGCAGCCGGTGATAGCGCCACTACCACCAGCACGCTGACGTATTGCCAGGCTGTTCTCTGGATCAAGCCGCTGCTGGCCGCTATCGAAAAAGCGAATAACCAGCTGGCAGGAATACGTGAATTAGAAGTGGTAAGAAGTACTAGTTCTCGCAACATTAATTCTGAGTAGGGTAATGTAACGACTAAAGATTCATAATTAGCAAAAAAACATTAAATTCTATGATTTGTGTTGTTTGATTTTGTTTTTTGTGGTAATGAAGGTGAGGTCTTCAAACTCGAAGAGAACAATATGGATAACATAAAAAAAAGAGTAGATGATGCGATTTTCATGATTGAAAACGGTCGTTATGAAGGAGCCTTAACATTATTGTTAACAGCTATTGATGCATCTTCAAGAAAAATTTATCCCCCCGGTACTAAGTCTTTCATTAACCCTAAAAAAGAAATTCCCAATGGCGAACGCTTTACCAGGTTTCTGTTAGTACGGTTGCACCAGATTTTTGGGTGGCTGCATCCTGAAGAAATATACTATCAGCCACAATTACCAGAAATGGTGCAAGGTGAACAATCACCAGCGCAAATAATATATAAGGCATTTCGCTGTAATGACATTCATGAAGGTGGTGTGCCAGAGGAATATAGGTATGTTTTTGATGGTAATGTTCAAAATCAGTATGCTATGGAGTTTAAAAATGGAGAGGTAAGGTTTTCTTCTGGTTTTTTGAAGATGCTTATTGATGTAATAACATTGGCACCATGCAATGGCAGGGAATTTGGCTTTGAGCACTTTAAATTAATGACTGAGGATGGTTTTATTAACGAAAATTATTATAAAGTTTTTGAGGAACGCTACAATTTAACTCCTGGAAGAGTAAATATGCTCATTGTTTTAGCTGAAGAGGCCGGTCCGGCTGCAACGTTGCTTAATGATGATGAATACGCCGCATTACTCTCTGAGAAAGTGGAGCAGAACCACAATGGTGGTTTTAAAAATGGACTAGCAATATCAAAAACAGCTCAACCAATATTTACTTATGAGGCTGGTATTACTCTTTATGGTGTGTCAATTATACGGGATATTATTTCTGGTTTAATATTCAAAGATCTCACAGCATGACCCTTTTCCTGATGATGTTTGTTGAGAGTAATTGCATTTTGAGATGCAATAAAATATGAGGGAGGTAAATGAATATTTCAAGTTCATTAGTCCCCAATGCAATCGGCTGATTTATGGTTGTTGAAGTAATTATCCGCCGTAAAATTTATAAAATCCTGTATTTACATTACAGAAGCTCTTCACTGATGGGCTTCGATAATGGTGCACCTTGCGACGCGCCAAAAAAATTAAGCCTTGTGGAAGTTTTCCTTGGCTTCATTAATAAGATCGGAAGCGATTCTATGGCTGTTGGGGTGCGAGTTGCCAATAAGCTTCTTAACCGTATCTTCTAACTCAAGTAGCGCACCGTTGCTTCCAGCTGCTCTTGCCAAGTGAGTCAGCATAGCTACCAAAATTGCTTCATGGGCGACAGCATGCTGTTCATTGGTTGTTTCTACACGTAGCGGGCTTCCAGATGAACGTAAGCTTGATAGGTTAAAAGAAGACATTTTACCTCCTGTTAATAATGGGGAAATCAACTGCCATAAAGGTATATCACGATGTCCGATATCTACCAAATCATGCTAACCACCCAGACAGGCGAAACCTTCACGGGCAAGATGTCACGACGTCAGCCTGAGCTTGTTAACGGCTTTGTGCCGCTGGCGACGGAAACGGGAGAGTGGCTGTATTTCGCTCCGGCCGATGTGAAGCGCGTGCAGTTCACCCCGATATCAGTAGTTGAAGATGGGGCTGCGGAATAGGCATGGCATCTCCGATTGGAGATTTACGAGTCCAAGGTAATGCCATGCTGGTCACTTAGTTGCTTAGACCTTCTTATATGAGATAGATCGTCCAAATGGGGGATATGTAGAAGTTGAATCTTCAATTTCATAAGTAGCTACAACATTTCCCGCAGCGTCTAACTCACGATAAAGATATTCGTCTGTATCCTGGCCTTTTCGGGCTCCTTTCCAGTTAGAAGAGACAAGCTCTAAGGTGTGATCGTCTGGGATACCGATTTTCTGTTTGTATTCATCACTCATGTGAAGTCCTTATAGGTTAATTATGGCACTCACCGACAAGCAAGAAATGTTCTGTCGCGAGTACCTCATCGATTTAAACGCCACGCAAGCGGCTATTCGGGCGGGGTACAGCGCAAAGACAGCTAACCGCACCGCGTCCGAAAACCTGTCAAAACCTGACATCCAGTCCAGAATTGCCGAACTTAAAGCGCAACGCAATGATCTAGTTGGCATAAATGCGACATACGTCCTGAATCGTCTCGTTGAGATAGACCAGATGGACGTGCTGGACATCCTGACCTCGACCGGAGAGTTGAAGCCGGTGTCTCAGTGGCCGAAGGTCTGGAGGACGACATTATCCGGGCTGGATGTCGTCGAGATGTCAGTCGAGGGAAACACCGCCGCACTGCTCAAGAAGATTAAGTGGCCTGATAAGGTTAAG